GCCTCGTCCTTCCAGTCTGACTGACGGGCTTCTAATAATTTTCCTTGGTAAGCTTCCTTACCTTCGGCCATACGAGAAGCATGCATAAGCTGTGCGTCTGACATTGCCATCTTCGTTCTCTGCTTGTTAGCATAAATCTTACTACCAGCGGAAACGGCTAATTTAATTGCCGATAACCACATTGACTAGTACCATTTAGCTTTAACAGGTTTTTTATCAGCTCTCATAGCTTTAGTTCCTCTAACATCTACAGTTTGTGTTTCGTTAGGGTCAGTAGCTTCGATAGTAACGCCGCCTGTTTGATAGCCATCTTTACCAACACCTAATTCTTTTTCAATTTTAGGTGCTTTAGTATAAGTCTGGCCTCTCATCCAATTTTTGTCCATAAGTTTCTCCTTAATGATTTTATTATAGTTAATTTTTGTCGAAATTTCTACCGAAATCGTGAATTTTACTAGCATCAGACATTTGTTGTCGTCTAATACTGTTTTGATTTGATAGAACTGTTTTAGTTAGCGAAGTTTCAGCACGTAATTCTGCTAAATCTTCGTTTTGCTCTAGTTTTTCTTCTGTATTTTGTTGGTTCATCATAGCTTTCATAGTATCCAAGCTAATTCTACCTTCATCAAAAGCTTTTCTTGCCTCATTTTGTCTTGCTTTTAGGTCAAGTTCTCTAGATTTCAATTTAATCAATGGATCTCCACCAAATTCATTAATAACTTTTTGTTCTTCATCCATATAATCTTTAGTTAACTCTGCGATCAACACAGCTTTTCTAGCATTCATTACTTGTGCAAGTCTTTGAGCTTCTTGAACCATTTGTGGATTGTTAGGGTTTTGTTTTAACGCCATTTGAATTTGTTGTGCCTGCATTAGTTCTTCTTTAAACTCTAATTGAATTTGTTCTTGAGACATTAGAGAAATTCTTTCCAATATATTTTTTTGTAATGCACCCATTACAGCAGGATTGTTTTGTACTGTGTTTGATTTCATAAAATTTAAATGTGAATCAATGTGTGCTTTGTGATCTTGTCCTGGAAATGCTTGAAAAGGTTTCATACTCATCGCTGCAATTTCTTCCATACTTGGATCTACAGGTTGTGGTTGTGCAGGAGGAGGTAAAATAGCTGCAATATTTTTTACTCCTAATGCTTCATACATAGACCTATACGCTTGGTATAGATCATGTATTTGAGGATTCGATTGCGCTAACTGAAGTTGTGATTGCGCCATCGAAATTCTTTGTGTTTGAGAAAATATATTTGGATCTGCAACAGGTAGAATATCTATTCTATCATCGAAGTCTTGAACCTTAACATTTCTTGTAGCCCCTGGTACATCATATGGATACACCGGTGGTAAGTATGTTTTAAATACATTTGCTAATAATTTGAATTCTTGTTTTAAACCTACATACAATCTTTTGTGTATGGCTGACATTACTCTCGATCCACGTTCCAATAATGCTACAGTCGTACCGACGGCTGCTTGTTGGTTCATGTCACCCACTTGCATATCTGCGATAGCCGCGAATCGTTGACCAGCTGATACGACAATTCCCATTAACTGAAGTAGAGTTGCATCGGGTCCTTTGAAAGGTAAAGTCATAAACTGATCTTTGATGTTGCCTCCTGGAGCGTCGACATCTCTAAACTCACCAGGTTGTAAAGGTTGTGCATCATCTCTAATTCTAATACCACGTGATTTAAATCCTGCAGGTAAATTTGCTAAAGTTCCAGCATCAAGAAGTTGTCTTAACGCAGCTGTTGCTGTTCTAGTTAAACCACCAATCATATGAATTAAACCAAAGCCATAAAAACCTGTACCTGGTAAAAATTTAAACTGTACAAAGTATTGTATTTTTTTCATCATCTTATCACCTTCAGCATAGTTTCTTCTGATTGATAAAATTTTTTGATTAGCTTCGGCGATTGTAATTACATACGGAAGTTTAATTCCTGTTGGCTCACCATCAGGTCCCATGTCTTCATAATCTTCTAAATCTAAATTAGTATGTATTTCGTAAAGTGTGTATTGATCTTCTTGACCATCTTTAGAAATTCCTTCTAGTTCTAATTTTTTATCTTGTAATTGATTTTCAGTTACAGGAGGATCTCCTAATTCAATGTCTCTATAAAATCCTGCTACTTGTTGTTTTCTTAATTCGTTTTCAGAAATTTTAATTACATGAATAACTGCTTCTGCATCATCTAATGAGTTTGCAGAATAGGGTACGATCAAATCATCTGCCGGTACAAATTTTGAAACGGCTCTACCTAATAGATCATCATAGTAGACTTTCTTAAAGGTAGAACCGGAGAGGGGTAGATAGAAAAGCATTTGATCAAACTCTGGTTCATATTCTTTCATCTGATCCATTATTTGATAATTCATAAAATCTTTAACACGGTGTGATTGATCTTGTTTCTCTGGAGTGATTGCTCCTAAAATTTGAGTTCTTACAGGACCGTCGGCTGGTAATAATTCTTTATAAGCTTGCGCTTGAAATTGAGTGACTGCTTCTGCTAATACTGGGTGATTAACACCTGATGCACCTCTGAAAGGTTCTGTTCGTCTTTCATATTTAAATCCTAATAGTTCTAAACCTTCTCTATAAGATTGTTCCCAATCTCCTCTAGATTCTTTGTACTCGGTGTATTGATCGTAAAGTTTATTTCCTAATGGAGATAAAACTTCTTCACCTAGTGATTCAGCTAAATTTGCAAAATGATCTTGATCCATTGATGGGTCAACTGCATTTGGATCAAAAGATACTTCAGCTCCACCGTCATCGTCCATTGTTACTTCTACATCTTCTGATGCTTCGATAATATCTTCGTTAGGTGTTTCTACTTCAGTTACTTCTGTTTCTTTGAATTCTTCGTCGCTTACTGATTGATTCGGTAAAGCGTCATCTATTTCTGCCATGATTATCCTTTTAATTTAAACATTGTTGCAAGTCCACCTTTTTTAAATCCTACTCGACCGCCGTTTCGATAGCCAATAAGCCCACCATCTTTTTCTCCACCACCTGGATCAAACGGATCATTATAAGAACCATCAGACTGCACGCCTGATTTACCAGTAGCATAAGAACCACCTTGACCACCTGTTTCTTCTCTGTACGCTCTATTTATTCTAGATTGATTCGATTGTTCTTGAGCTGCTTGAGCTACTTTTCGTGCTGCTTCTGCTTTTCGTTTTTCTTCTGCAGCTTTAATTTGTGCGTCTAATCTATTTTTAACATCTAGTTGTTGTTTTCTAAAATTAAATTTTGTTCTCATCATCTTGGTCATATCATTTGCTTTCTTAACCGCATCTAAATTTTTTCCAGTGTACATTCCTGTTTCTTCATCAAACTCTACACCGTATTTATCTGAAAGTCTTCCTGTTAAACTTTCTCTTAAACTATTAAAACTTTCTCCAACTGCTTCTGCATAATTACCAAAAGCCGATCTTGTATTTAAACCAAACGGATCTTTATTACCCATACTGTTTTCACCAAATACTGTTGGACCATCATAACCCATTTGTGATTGAGTAAACACTTGATCCCCTAAAGACATATCATAATATTTAT